TGTTGTCTTAAAGTTGCTGCTCTATACCCTGCTTCCTGTCTAGTATAGTCATCCATTAAAGCAGTAACACTAGCACCTGCGACACCTGCTTCACCTGCTGAAACTCTCGCTCTAGCTAAAGCTTCTCTAGATTTCCTGCTGACTTGTTCTAATTCCCTAGCAGTAGCTTCTTGTTGTTGAGCTTGTTGCATACGGATAGAGGACTGCTCTTGTAAAGCTCTTTGCTGTTCAGCTGCTGCTGCTTGTGCTTGATACGCTGCTTGTGCTTTAGCTTGTTGTCTAGCACCTGCGAATTGAACTCCTGCTTGGAGACCTCCTACTACTGCTAATGCTGCTGCTGGATTACACATAATATATTACTTCCTCTCTATCTTAAATGACTTATAACCAGGGATATTGCAATCCTCAAAACTAGCACCCAACCATTTTAACCATCTCATACTCAGCGTGTTAGCTTCCATAATGTAATTTGTTAAGTAGTCAAAGTCTCCCATCAAATCATCTATCCACATCTGTGAATCCTTAACAAACTTCTTCTTTATCTTATAAAAATTCCTTGTACCTAGCAACCAGCAAATCCCTATGTTTCCTCTAGGACTGACTCCAAAGCAAGCTAACAATCCGTCTTGATCTGTCTTGACGCTATAGCACTTACTACTTGATTCAAATGATCCGTACACAGCATCTCTAGGGTGGTGCATTAGACCGATACATTCCATCATATCTTCTTCTCGTAAGTCATCATATAACAAAGGAGCGTCTTCAAGTGCTTGTGCTTTCTCTACTTTAACCTCCATAACGTCTACTCCTTGATATAATAGTTGATTCAAACTCAGCAGATAACAGCTTCACTGGTAAAGCACTAGAAGATTTAATTTCGATAGTGGCATCATTAGGTTGAGCTTGTACAGCAAACTTAAAGAATCCAGTCTCAGGTGTGAATTTATTAAGGGTACTGACAGAGGCTAACAAACTTGGGTTGTAAGTGTAAGTGTATTTATCTCTAAATTTAGGTGTAACTTCTACGTTGAAGTGTCCAGTCTCTGAGTACTCAATGCTACCGTTACGAATAGTTTGGAATGTATAATCAGAAGCAGATCGTCCACCTCTCTCTGTAGGTTGCTTTAAGTTCTGCTTAGAGAACCTGTATAACATATCGTACTCGTATCCAATGAAGTAATCATACACACTTAAATACTCGTAACCTTGCTCGCTCCACACAGGTGCTGAATCCACTTCTACAGTAGGTTGCCAATAGTTAGTATCTGTAGGGAGTATTGATGCAGAGGAGGTATGTCCTTCAACACACTTATATAGTGAACCATTATAGTTAACATAATTAGCTAACTTACCATCAATTAAAATCTCGATGTCATTAACAGAGTGAAGTGTTACTTCTTTCCTTGTTCCGTTCTTAGAGTAAATAGCCATGCCCTCTTTAAACAAGAAGCTATTCCTAAACCTCATATAAGTAACATCAGTATAATTACTTCCGTCAAAGCTTTGGGGTGTTGTGCTACTTAGCTTAGTATAGGTTATAGTTTGTACATAATTAGTACTGCTGCTTTGTATTCTACCGTCTAACAATAAAGCATAGTCTCTATCTGCCTCCGCTAGTCCATTCTCCATTGGTATCTTTTCTAAGTAAGTACCGTCACTATCTGTTGTGATGATATGCAAAGTAGATTCAATAAAGTGAAAACTTCTAACCTCTCTAGTAAAAGTAAAGGACATCCATGAACTCTGTATCTTCTCTCGACCTTGCCAAAAGTACTTATATACAAACAACTTCTTATAATCTTGGTCAGTCTGTACAATAATCATGTTCTCTGATGCACTGCCTGCCATCCTGACTATATTAGAAGGGATGTACTTATTGATTTGTTCTGTTATCTCAGCTGCTCCGTAATTCTCTGTGTTGTTATCAACAGTGTACTCTAACAATCCTTCAAAGCTATTCCTTTTAAAGTTAAAGTAGATATGACTACTTAGTGCTAACGGTCTAATACTTTCTGATACATCGTACTCAGTAACTGGAGAGATAGTAACAGTCTTTGGAGTTAACAAGTCTGCACCTCTTAACACAAACTGTGTCTTCGCAGAGAATAACATTAGCTTCTCTTGGAACGCTTGTGCGTATTTAAGTAAGCTGATCTTAGTGTGTGATATTCCTACATCTATAGGAGCAGAGTCTAGTAACGATTGTGTTGTGGTCCTGAAGAAATTAAAGTATTCATCTGCTTCAGAGAACACTACAGAATCATTTGTCAATACTCCTAACCTGTTCTTAAAGAAGAAGATATCATTGATCTTATTACCTTTAAAAGAAGGAAGAGGGTTACTGTTGTCATCTCCTGAATCTCTCCCTGCCCAATCAACAACTTTTAAAGTAAAGCTTGTTATCTTACCTGTATCTTGGTCAGGGATTAGTCTAACAGGCATTGTATCTTGGTCTAAAGCATTATCAATATATTGACTAGCACCTGTAGCAGAACCGTCTTGTGTCCACCCTACTGTTTCTATCCAACTACCTTCCCCGAAGTCTTCGTTATCTTTAGTCTTAAACTTAACATAGTAATCATCTTGCTCTAGCTCTGCATCTCCTATGACCTTAATCCTAAAACCATTATAACAACTAGCTGGTAAATCTGTAATGCTATCTACTTCTTTATAAATAGCACTTAGTCCTTGATTAGCTAGTCCATCAGTAACTCTTATTTGAAAATCTTTATCTAAAGCGTTCGTTACTTTGATTACACTTCCTTGACGCTCAATAGAAAAAGGAGTACTAGCAATTGTCGTATATATCCAATTAGCTGTGTTAGCAGGGGTTGTTACTCTCGATACATAGTCAGGGTACACTGAGACATCAAGCCATTTTCTACCTGATACGTTAAACTTACTACTGTACATTAGTTCAACTAGAGTAACCTGTAAATCAGCGGATGCTATAACACCTGCCGATGCAAAGTTAGCTCCTATGTGTGTCAAATTAACTCCAGTTATCGTACCGTTGGAATCTATAACAGCTTCTCCTTTTGCAGTCTCTGCTGGACCTGACAACCCTGCTGATTGATTAATAGTTACTTCTACTTTGTAATCAGTTACATGACTATTAACAGGCTTAAGATAACCCACTCCTCCGTTAGGAGAGCTAATTGAAACTGTACTCATCACATTAACAGTACTTGAAGGAAACCTAGTGTTTAAACAAGTTTCTAAATCTTTAGCTATAAACTCTGTATCTGCGTGTTTACCAAGGTTTGCTCCTCCTCCAGTACTAGGTCCGCTTATGTAAGTGGAAGGAGATGCTCCTGCTATATGAATATATTCGTGATGATTATCTAAACTAGGATCAACAGGAACTAAAGCTCCGTCTATATAAATACTGTACCCTTTTTCGTAGTCTCCTAGTTTAACAAATATTAAAGCTTCCTTTTCTAAAGGTTCTTGTAGCACTGATAGAGCACCTACCGTCTTAGTCTTATTAACAATAAAGGTAGAGTCTGCTATGGTTAAAGCTGTAAGGTCTTTAAGAGGATTACCAGCAAGAGAAACAGCTACGTAAGTACCAGCAGTAGCATCTTCAATAGTAATAGTCATATCACCAGCACTAATGTTATCTACAGTTAAGTCTCTCGCTTTTAATCCGTTGACAGAGTCATACGTAATAACATATTGATTCTGTTCATCTCTATCTACATAGTGACTAAATAAATTAGAGTTAATATTAGCACCTAATCCAGTATCATAAGAAAACCTAGAGTTAGGTCTTTTAACAAGTCCCTCTACTACAGTTGACCAAGCATTTATCTGCTCATCACACTGTCCAGGGTATCTTAAATTGTCAGGTTGTTGTGATACACCTTGGGCAAGGTTAGGAATACTGGTGTTAAGCAGTGGCATCTTTACCTGTCAATTACTCTTAGTACGCTGTAGTTGTCAAAGATAGTTCTGTCTGCATTCTCAGAGTCACTTTCAATAGCTCTAGCTTTCGCTTCGATCTCATCTCTTAAAGCAAACCCTTCTATCTCTCGACTGCCTAAGAACCTAGCAGCAAAGATGCGAGCTGATTTAACAGCTATGTAATGTCTAAATTGTTCAGGTAGTTCTTCAAACTCTAACTCAAAAGTAATAATAGCTTTTAAGTCTTTAGTCCAAGTATCCCTGTGGTTTTTTCTATCGTATAGCTTAGTACCTCTTTGTACAGGATCAGTGTCCGTGTTTAACTCAGGGTCTAAGTCTACTTTTAAAATGTTTGCAGGTAATGTAATCCGACTTGTAACAGAATCAGGAACAAGTGGGTAATCGTATTCTGTATTGAAATGCCATCCTTCTGATTGGATAGCTTTACTTGTTTCTTCTAACGCATGGACTGCTTGTGTAACGGTTACAGGAACACTAGTTCCACTTAAAGTATTAACAGGTGATTCTCCTATTACAGAGATCATAATGTTTACCGCTTCCAGTTTAGTTGTCAGTGCCATAGCTTGTAAATAAAAATATCAGTGAAGGGAAGGGATTCCGCTACGCAGTCCCCCTCCCCAACACCGAAGAGAGAACTATTTCTGCAATTCAATAGCACACTCAGGACGGAGAACTCCGTGACCCATAGCATACTTTGCAACAAAAAGTGTTCCTTGACGCTCGATTTGATACTCGCTTTCAGTAGCAAGATCAAGAAGCTTCACAGTTCCGACAGCAGCAGAATGAGAAACAACACCAAGAGTATTAGTGAAGTTACCATTATACCCAGCACCACCGCCTCCGAATACATCATTGCTAGATGCACCATCTCCAGTAGTAACAGCTGATAAATCAGTTGAAGGAATGTGATTAGATTTGTAGATAGTGATACCAGCTACTTGTGGGATTGATCCAGAAGCAATGCTACCTACTCCTCCTACGTCTTTATTGACAGCAGAAGTAGAAATAGCCAACGCACCTGCACCACCTGTAATGAGCTTGTAATACTCCTGCGGACGAAGGACTGCAAAACGACCGTCACTAGGAACGTCATTTTCGTCAAGCTTCTGAGCAGCAGTGAATAAAGCAGCTACAAGTTCTGCACCAGTAGGATCAGTATTATCAGCATCATCAGTTGAATCAGCTCCGTCTCCCATTGCATTAGCAGAAACATCAAGAATACCACCAACTTTACCACCAGTAACAGCAGCAGATGTACGAGCAGCAGCGATAAAGGTTTTAGCTAGAGCAGTATCAAAACGAACTGCAAGTGCTTTACCTAACTCATTCGCGTAAACGGAACGAATATCGTAGTGATTCTTAACGTCATCAATGTTAGCCAAGAAAGTAGAAGCAAGTAACATCTTATCGATGGTGATTACTTTCTCTGCCTTTTTGATGTCACTCAAGTATGAGTTTCCACCGTCAGCGATGTTTTCGCCAGGTGTGTGGTAAGAAGCAGAAGCTACACCAGTAACTGGGAACTGAGCTGATTTACCGTTTTCGATTGTGCGGACAGTGTGTAAAGGTTTGAAGATGTTCGACTCCTCAAAAGTTTGTAAGATTTCTCCACTGAACTTCTTAAGAAACAAAGCATCTGTTGCACCAGCACTATCAATCTGTCCCACACGTGAGGGGGATGTATCTCCATTAGCCATAATATATGTTTGTTGTAATTGTTATTATTATTAGTATTTGTTTTTCGACTTTCGTTTGAACCTTTGATCGAGATTGTCCACCGCAGTGGGTCTTAACATTAGTACTACTAATTGTCTGTTAAAGTAAATTAAGTATTATAATTCCACCTAAACATAGAACAGTCAAGACAATAGCCTTCTCCTTCTTGCTCAAGTTATTATAAATTCTTCTTAGTCTTTTTAATTGATTTCTCATTATTATTAGATTTTTTCTGTACGTATCGGGTATAAAAGATAGGGACTATGTTCCATAGAATAACACCTACAAGACATAGTTTCAAGAAACCATATACTTCATCTAACATAGAATCAAAGAATCCGTTATCCATCTTCTCATCTAATTGTTGTTGTACAAGTTCCTGTACATCTCCTTCAGATATAGCTTTAACTTTCTTAGCTAATCCTTTGTTCTCCTCCATTAACTTAGCACCTTCTCCTAATCCCCATCCAAGGGCAGCACCACCAGCAGCAGGACCAGGACCACCAAGACTACCAACAGTTGCCCCACCTACACTGCCTATTAAAGGATAAAAAGAAGCCTTGGAACATCCACCAAAAAGAACCAGAACCAACACTGGCAAGAAAAAAGATGGAGTCCAAGGCTTCAAACCTACAATAAAAGTCTATATATTACTGACAGATATACGTCTGTCAATCTCTTCGTGATATGCTTTATCTCCACTCCTATATCTAGGATCAGATTGAGCACGAGCTAATTCCTGCATGGAACGAAAGGGCATAGTAGATGACTTGTTAACTGCTCCTTGTACTAGTCGAGGACTAACACCATTCTCTGCTTTAAATTGAGCGTACAATCCTTTAGTGGCTAACTTAGCTTGTTCAACTGTACCGTTCTGTACGATTTCATCAAAGGTATTTACCTCTTCAGGAGATAAGTTGTTAGAAGCCCATTCTGCCATTTGATCCCAATTCCCATCAGCTACAGACTTGATGCTACCTTCTTCACTTTGTTGAAGTGCCTGTTGACCAGCAGCATAGCTATCTACTATCTCCCTCGATATCCCAGCTTTAGCAAGATTCTCATAGGTCTCCTCAGATAGCTTACCATCATTTTGAAAGAACTCTTTAGAAGCTTCCACAACAATATTGTTACTATCCAAGTCTTCCTCTTGAGTGTCATCGGTTTCTTCTTGTACTTCAGATTCTTCCTCTTCTTCCTGTTCAACCCCTGCTCCCATTTTCTTTTCAAGTTCACTATAGGCACTAGCCATGTCTTCAGCACTTTTAAACTTTTCTGGTAACCACTCAGGTCTATTATCTTCCGTCTGTTCTTCAGGTACTGCTTCAACAGACTCTTCTGATTCGGGGTCAATCTCCTGTGGTGCTTTCTCATTTATCTCTACTCGGTGTAATTCAGCCATATCTACTCTTCTTGTGGTTGTTGTTGACTACTCATGTACTGCTCTTGTGCAGCATTGATAGCAGGTGCTACAGCAGGTCCACCCAACTTCATCATCATCTCTTGTTGTTGGGCTTGCTGCATAGCTTGTTGAATTTCTTCATCTGATTTGATTAAACCTTCAGTTTCAATACCTAACGCAGTAGCTCTTCTCTTGAAGTAATCTGATACGTTAACATACTGTGCTACTGCTTGTGGTCCTACTATTTGATTAGCTCCTGCAAGGAATAGATCAAGTTTTTGTAAGTCATTACCTCGTCCTAGTGCTTCAACACCAGTAACAATAGTAGGTTTAACAATGTCTTTAGGTAACTTAGGAAGTCTTCCTTCTTTACTCATCCTTGCCATTAACCTAGTAACGACAGGCATTTGAAACTCTTGTGACAATAAAGAATACAATCCACCAAGTGCAGCTTCTAACTCCTGAGATAACATTCTTATCTCCTCTGCTGTTACTCGTTCTGCATCTCTGACTACTCCACTGTTAAGAAGGAAAGCTTGAGACAGTCTGTCACTGATTCCATTCATTACTCCTTGTGCAGTACGGAAGTCATTGAACTTGTTAAGTTGTAAAACAGATACATCTCCATCACTTCCTTGTACAATTGCACCGTTAGGAGATTCAGATAAAGTCTTAGCCCTGGTTGTACCGTTAGGATTAACCATGAAGAGAACCTTAGCTGCTGCTGCACTTCCTTCGACTATCGCTTTTGTTAGTGCCTCTAGTGATTTAAGATCACCTAAGTACTCCTCTACAAAGCCACGTCCATAATCTTCACCGTCTATCCTTGTATAACGAAGAGGAAGAAAGGGAGACTTTTCAACAGGGTATCTACCCTTTGACTCCTCAATGACCATTCCCTTTACATCTTGTTGTACTATAAATTCATTACCTTCTCTGATAACAGAGGTGTATAGATCACAGCTATTCTCTTTCTCTTGACGATAGACTTCTTCTCTTACAGACTCAGGAAGCATCATCGGAGCAACAGTCTCTTTGATAGCTATGTGTGTTACGTTACCCATTGGGTCTCTCTTCACTACATAACGATCTAATCGAAATACCCTCATCCCTCCTTCGTCAGGTAAGTATAACAAAGTATTTCCAGCTACCAATAAATTCTTTAACGCTTCAAATACTCCTACTCTAAATGCTTCGACTTCTACTTCTTGAGATACACTTCGTTCTACATCTGCTAAAGCTTTCTCTAAGTCAGATCGTAATTGCTCTCCTCCCTCTGGTCCTAACTCCTGCTTTGCTTTATCTAATTCATACCTGTCTATAACAAGACGAAAGAACGGAGCGTTAGGTGGTAACAAAGCTAATAGTAATTTAGAAGCTAAGTTGTTAACTCCTCTAGCTCCTACTCCTTGATACGGTGTGTAATACTTAGTAGCGTAGTTATGCCCATCGGGAGGCATGATATAAGGAATAGTTAACTCAGATGAGGTTCTCCCTCTATCCAAGAAAGACCAACGCTGGTTCTCTAAGGAGTGGTATAAGCCTTGGGCTGTTTCTTGCATATTATTCAGGATTCCACTCAGCAGTATTTACTATAGCTAATATTTCAGAGTGAGAATACTGAGTTTTACCTTCTAAAAAACTAGGTGTATCCCCCTCAAATTTAACTATGGCTTGTGATTCGTCTGCTTTGTAGCGAATTGAGTTAGCATTATTTTCTACTACTTGGCTGAAATCTACACTCGCCACTTCGTCTGCTTCGATTATTACATAAATCATAATTATGGTGTCTCAGATGAATAAGTTGTTCCGTTTAATGTTCCGTTATTTGAGCCGATTATATCGTTTGGACTATCCTCAAATCTCCACCAATGTGATAATCCACCATTTCCAGAACCTTGAAAACTAGTTAAGTCACCTGGTGTTCCTGTTGTGCCTCCTGACCCACCACTAGTTCGTCCGTTATAAATGTCACCGACCTGACCTGTTGCTGTCCCACTGACACTTACTCCACCATCAGACAATGCTTCGGAATAAATTGCAAACTCATCAATGTAGCCGTTAAGTGAATTTGCTCCATTCAATCTAGCACCTATTCTAAAAGTATTACCACCGCTTGCGTGGGTTGTTGCATTCGATTCGCTACTTGAGAGTTTAAGTACACCGTCTACATACATTTTTGTAGTCGAGCTTCCAAAAGATACTACAATACAATGCCAAGCATTATTGGATGGTCTTGTTGTGTTATGGTAACCCTGTAAGTTACTTGCTCTAAACTGAAAAGTAGTGCTGTAAAACTCGATATACGAACCACTAGTCGCTTGTTGAGCGTTGAAAAGGTAAGCACCACCTGCACCCACATTTTCCCTAACCCAAAAACTAATCGAATAACTCGTGACTGAGTTTAACTCTGCGATTGTTCCCACATCCATGTAATCTGAAACCCCATCTAATGCTAAGGACTTGGTATTACCGTAAATAAATAAATAATCAATATCCCCAGATAAAGTATAAGCATTCGAGCCTGTTGGTACTAAGTCTGCAACGCCATGTTGACCAATAACTGCATTCGGTGTATTTGAGCCGCTAGTGTATCCGTTGATGGTTGATCCGCTAGTGAGGAATCTAACTCGACCTGTACCACCTTGAACCACTCGACAATTAAATCCACTTGTAAGACCTGACGGAACTGTAATGTCAATTCTACTACTTGAGTTACAAAAAATAACTTTCCCATTCTCGGCATTTGTTAAAGTGTAATTAGCAGTTTTTGTGACTATGTTAAAAAATGCGGAACTAAAGTCTGTGCTTGCTGAAGTTGCTGCTGTACCTAGTCCACTAACATCAGTATTACTAAGTGTTACTGTACCTGTCCTACCTGCTACTGATTGAACAGGTGCAAGGGTCATTAGGTTAGTTGCTGTTACCTTTTTAGTGGTGGGCGTACCTGCGACATCGTCAACGATTGCTATAACATCCGCTCCTGCTGGAGTCGCTAGGTTATCTAAGTCTGTAAATTTTTTATTAGCCATGTTTTTAAATTAAGGTTCAAATAATAATATATCATCAGCTTCAGTAACTAAAGGTTCACTTAATTCTGTAAGTAAAGCTCCATCAATAACAGGAGTCTGAGGTGTATCAAATCCATACAAAGCACCAAAGACAGGTCTGAGTAATTGATTAGGTATTGTTGTTATCTCGCTAGGTTTATCTAGCTGATCTGTGAAGGTGATAGACATTAAAGAGAGTCAGTAGAACCTGTTGCGTATACACTGTAAGTACCATCTGTTCTCGCTGATACATTACCTCTGATCTGTTCGTAGTGTCCGTGGTCATCTCTAACCATGACAGCACCGTCAGCTGTAACAGCTTCAGAGTGAATGACAAACCAAGCACCACCGATGTACGCTTCTATATCTACCGTACCTCCTGTGGTTACTGCGGAAGAAGCGATTACAAAGGTCCAACCCTTAGAACGCTCTACTGAGAATGAACTGCCAGCCCCTGTTGCAACAACAGATGATAGCAAAGTCTTTTTTGAGAGTGTGCGAAGCATGATATTATATAGTTATATTGTTATTAAGAAGACATATAGACACCAGTACCACCAGATGATCCACCAAGTGTAGGTCTAGCAGAACGCTTTAACTGTGCTTGTGCTCCTACCTTCTTCTTCTTAGGCTGTGTTTGTCTAACAGTCTTAGATGCTTCAGCTACAGGAGGAGGTGGTGGAGGAGGAGCTGGAGGTGGAGGAGGTGGAGGAATATCGGGTGCTGACATACACATGGTTAGTCTTTTGTTAAAATGTTATTTTGTATTTGATCGTTATAAGTTTGTCTGAGGAATCTGATTACAGATACTTGACCACTCTTAAACCAAACATCTTTTTCTGTGTTCGTCAAGTCAGGACATTTGTCAGGGTATAATTGTTCTAAGCGTTTAATCATAGCCTCGCTTATAGCTGGCATTAGTTCATCTTCCATTATTGCGTGTCTCCAGTCCATTTATTATAACTCCTATCATCTAGTTCACTAGGTAAACTACCTTTTGTTATTTGATCTTCGGTCCACAGGAACGCACTGGCATTCCACAGTATAGCACCTGCGTGATCTTCTGATTCATCTCCTTCACTAAGTGCTAACAAATGTCTACTCATGCTATCTATTAATCTACTGAGTGGGAATCCGTTGTGCCAGTTGTTATCTCCGTAGAGTTTTCCTCCTTCTTCAAATCGTTTGGCAAGGGAGCGAAGGGCGATTGGAGGAATAAGGCTGAATCGTCCTCGTCCAGTAGCCCTGTCACGCTTCGCACCAGAGGCATAATGTTCTTTCTCTCCAGAGTTTGGTAGTTCTTCGGTGTCCATAGTTTTGTTATCTGTTTTTGTTTTTTATTGTATTCTTGTTTTCTTAATAGTCTAGCCATCCAAGCATTCATCAAAGCATCTTGTTCATCTTGTCCTTTCTTCTCGTACATTGCGACAACAGATTCCCAAGTGTATCCGTGTTCATCCAACCACTTCTTAGCAGTCACAGCTCCTACTCCTTTTGCACCACTGAATCCATCTGTTGAATCTCCCATCAGTGCTTGTAGTAGGTGGAAGTTATCTGCTTCTTCTTCAGTAGGTTCATGGTATTCTTCTTTGTTATAATCATAGAAGATTCCTGGTACTCCTTTGAAGTCCTTATCTATTGACACAATGATTCTCTTGTCTAACCTGTTCGGTCTTTCAGTAGCTAAGATACTTAACACATCATCTGCTTCTACATTAGCCCACAGTTGTGCATCTAGTTCCTCTATCATCCACTGCTTCATAGGCTTTAAGATGATAGGTAGTACTGACTTCCTTCTGTTAGATTTATAATCAGGGAATAGTTTCCTTCTGAAGTTTGCTCGGTCACTAAGTGCTAACACTACTTCATCTGCTTTGAGTAGGTCTTTGAATTGTTCTATCCTTCCTAGTACTCTTTGCTTTGCTACTGCCATGTCTGCGTGTACAGTCCAAAGCTCCTCTTCCCATTGTATATTTTCTTGTGCTATGATTGACGATTCAAATGCTAACACATCTGCGTCAATTAGTATGGTTGTTTTACTCATAGAATATGCTCCAGTTCTCTTGGTATTTTTTATATCTTGATTTACTTTGCGGTAGTACGCTCAACTTTATAGATAATGCTTTTATTTGTTTTCTTGGTATCATCCACCAAGTGTCTTCAGGTATAACGTAGCATCCTACTACATCTATAGTATCACACATGGAAGCCTTGTGAGCTACTCCTGTACTTGTGCTCAATGCATAACTATTAGTCGATGACTTATGTGTTGTTGATTTAATCTGTACCTTTAATATACCAGCAGGGCAAGTGACAATGAAGTCCCAAGGCATAGGTGTGGTAGGTACATGAGGCTCAAAGTCTCTCTCTAGACATTCTGTTATAAACCTTGATTCTGATATTGCTCCTATCCTCTGCGAGTTTGATGAAGGCATTTCATTGTTGTTGTGTTGATTCTTCCAGTCCCAAGAGACATCTAAATCAGTTGTATCATACAAGTTTGCAAGGGACAAGTAGTAATCGTATTCAAGTTCTAGTGTGTCTGTGACCATGACTCTCCTATCTTATACTCACCATCCATAGGACAGTTTAACTTTAACTCTTTACCTGCTGCCTTGATTGCTTGTACTGCTAACTGTCCGTATGTCTCAGCTTTCTCAGGTAGTACTTCAGCTTGGAACTCATCATGTATATTACCTACGAATGAATAGTCCCTGCCGTGTTGCCATTCAAGACTCTGTAGTTTGCTGTACAACTTTATCAAAGCTACCTTCATAACTACAGCACCTGCTGATTGAAGTAACATGTTAAGTGCAGAGTGTGGACTTCTAATAGGAAGTATCCTTCCATCTATACCCACCAGTCTTTTACTTCGTGTTACTTTTTGTTCGATACCTTTCTTCAATATCTTCAAAGCAGGTAAGTTAGAAAGGAACTTCATCTTTAATATCTTTCCTTCCTTTAGACTACCACCTACTATCTCTCCAATCTTTCCATCTCCTGCTCCGTAAAGGAATCCATAGATGAATGTCTTAGCTTGATCCCTAGTCTTTAACCCTGCTGCTTTCTGATTCACAGTGTGGATGTCTCCTTCTAGTATATTCCTAGCGTACTCTCCACCATCCCAGTTAGCTAAGTAGTGAGCAAGCATACGAAGTTCTAACCCACTAGCGTCACAACCTACTAATTTATATCCACTCTTAGCGATGAATAAACTACGGCACTCTTCACCATAAGGAACTCTACCAGCAGGTACTTGAGCTAGGTTAGGTGAGGAGTGAGTACATCTACCTGTGACTGCACCGTTTGTATTGACTCGTCCGTGTATCCTGCCATTCTTAACTAGCTTAAGCCATCCATTCTTGCCGTCAGCTAATTGTCCTAGTCGTTTGACTACTAATAGATACTCTAATAAAAGCTCGGCAGCTGGATGGCTTATTTTTTTAAGAGTAGCTTCGTCTACCTTTACAGTCTCTCCGTCATTACTAACTGGAAGTTCAATCCCTAGTTCCTTAAATCTTTCTTTGATCTGTAAGCGACTGCCAGGATTAAACGGTGTTACTTTTTCTTGTGTCCCGATAGACTCAGCATCTTTAACTAGGTTCTGTACCATACCTCTTTTCTTAAGTATATCTTTTAACTTAGCTTTGGTAGGTGCATTGATTATCTCTACTCCATCCATGTGTTCAATCTTTAAGGACCATCCAGCAGAGGACTTCATCTTTTCAACTTTAGGTTCAAACATTTTTTGCAGTTCATCCTTCAAGCGAGCAGATACAGTGTTAAGTTTTTGTTCTAACTGTTCAGCTTTATCCACATCAAACTCAAACCCTTTGCTTTCCTGTAGTCTGATGATGTAAGCGAACCAATGTTCTACTGCTAACATCTTCTTACTAGGGTTCTGATTTATTAGGTACTCATATAATGTCTTTGTTACTATGACATCTCGTTCACAGTACTTCTTCATGTCTTCATTGTAACTGTCCCAAGCACCTTCTTCTTCTCCGTAAGATAGCTTTAATATCTCACCCATCCTGAGACCCCAGGCTTTTAAGCTGTGACTACCAATCATTTTAGTGTCAAAATTTTTTCTACTAAAATCATCTTCCTTTAAGTCTGGATTCAAACACCTACTCATAACGAGGGTGTCTTGTACTTGGACTAAAGGAGGATAGAAGTTATACAGTTTAGATAGGGCAGGTAGGTCAAAGCCTATGATGTTATGACCGATGATCTTGTCTGCTTTGCTTAACATATCTAGTCCTGCCCTCATGCCATCACCCTCAAAGGTAACCATCTTACCTCCTATTGGATCATACACACTCATGCAATGACAGACTTTTAAATCATTTAGATTAGTGAAGTCTTCAATGCCGTTGGTTTCTATATCGAAGAATAGTATTTTCATATTTTTAAAACGGTGCTTTACCGTTATTGTTGGTTATTGTTTTGTCTTTGAATACCTCTTCATCTTCGGTGTAACGAGCACTGTCTGCATTGTAATACAATGTAGTTGCCAATCCTGTCTCACCACTGAATCTATTTTTAAGTACTCTTACTTTTGTTTCGTTGCTGTCTTCTTTCTGTTGGTTTCTTTCTAGTCCTATCACCATGTCACTTAGTTGTGAGATTGAATGACTACCTCTCAAGTCACTTAACCTAGTAACTCCTCCCTCTTCATGTCCTCCTCCGTTAGGTGGTCTTCTAAGGTGAGATACTAACACCATTCCACATCCAGTCTCTTCCACTAAGCTTCGTAGTTGTGTCATTGTGTTATCAATTAACCTTCGTTCATCATCTCCTTGGATACCACTAACTACAATAGATAGATGGTCAAGGAATATCCACTTACATCCTAGCCCTTTGCACAGGTAGCGTATCTTTGATAATAGATTATCACTTTCTGTACTTCCGAAGTGGTCATAGGTATAGAAGTTTCCGTTACCTACAGTCTCATCGAATGCTTTTCGTAACTCCTTCTCAGTCAAGGTGTTCTCCATGTGAAGAGGTTTCTTAATGTGGATACCCATGATACCTAACGCTGTCCTTCTAACACTCTCTTCAAGTGCGATGTAACCTACCGTCTCTCCAAGTCCAAGAAGGTGGTGACAGACTTCGCGACAGAACAAGGACTTACCTATCCCTGACCCAGCACAAAGTGTTACCAGTTCTCCTCTTCTAATACCGTGTGTCATTTCATTTAACGAGAGGTAAGGATAAGGTTGGCACTCTGAAGTGTCTTCCTTTATGACTGCTTGCCATATCTCTTCTCCTCCTACTATCCCATCAGGTCTATACTCTCTCGCTTGCCACAAGCAATTAACTAACTCTTCGCTACGCTTGGCTACGATCATATCACTAGCATCTTTTAACGGTAGCTCTGCGATGGATGCCTTGCCTGGAGTTAGAAGACCAGCACATTCTGTTGCTCCCTTTCTTCCTGGATCATCATTATCAAAGCAGAAGATTACTTTTTGAAAGGACTCCAACCAATCGATTGATTGACTAACGTACTTCTTTGCTGCTCCTGCTCCATTCGGTACAGATACTACTGCCCACTTGTTTCCGAATGCTTGTGAAATACTTAACGCATCCACCTCACCCTCGCACACCACTACTCTTCTTCCTCCATCCTTCCAAAGGTGCTGACCATATAAGCCAAGCAACTCTCCTCGAATGTGGAATTGTTTATTCGCAGTGCGTATCTTTTGTCCTACTAATGTGCCATCTCTACTTCTATAGTTCGCTATCTGGACAGGTTCTTTATTGAAGTATCCAATTTGATACCCCCACTTCTGACAGGTCTCACTTGTTAAGTTCCTTCTTGTTATATCTGTGTACTTACCAGTAAGAAATGATGCTTCACTGTTGTTACTACTCACCTTTACAGTTCCTCCTTTAGGTCTACTGTATGTAGCACAGCTGAAACACATTGTGCTTCCGTCTGCGTTGACTCCGACAGCGTCACTCGACCCACACTTTGTACATTGCTGATGCGTGTTAGTGAAAGCCATGACTTTGGTACTTGTTTATGTGCATATAATATTCCTTTCTTTTCACACCACATTGCATAAGTAGTCTTACTACCTTTGCGTATTTTATTGTAGGCGTTTTGAAATAACAACCTGATGTCTAGCTCAGGATGTTGTTCTTTGATTAGTAAATGCTTAGACCTATCCTCCGTGACCCACCTTCCCTTGGTCTCTACTATGATTCCGTTGGGAAGAATGAAGTCAGGAGTGTAGGTACTAAGTCTCTTATACTCAATGACTAACGTCTCGTACTTGTAATCTATTCCGTGACGCTTTAACTGAGCAGCTATTCTCTCTTCAAACCCACTCCTAAAAGTCGGCAGTGAGGGTGTCTTCTTCTTCTTCGGCATCAAGTGCTTGGTCCAGGGTTTCACCTCCGTTAACATATCCACCTTCAACAGCAGTGAACCCAAATGAATCAGCTGCTTGTTCTGTGAACTCGCCTTCTGCTAACTCAATTACTTGAACAGCTAATAAATCTAACGATAATCCTACTCCTAACAAGGAAGTGTACCAAGTCTTAGGGCGTACGTTAAGGCGTACCTTTGAACCACCTCGTACTATTGTTTCTTTGTCCCAAGGATTACCCTTTGAATCAAACAATCCAAGTGAACGAGTGTACGTACTACCAGTCTTCTTACTTATTCCGTTAACAGGTTTCAACTTTGCTTTGAGGATGTAAGAATCTCCTTCAAGTTGAATCGGTAACTCATAGGACTTAGCTTTCTTACCAAGCTCCTCACTTTTCTCCAGTATTGCTTCTTCAAAGATAGGTTTGAGTTGCTTTACAATAACTTCACCTTCTTCTTTTGTTAACACTAAGCTACAGCTGTACTCACCACCCTCTACGAACTTAGTACTCGGTATGTTAACCCAAGGATACTTAGCAATTCCTACAGGTGTAGTGATACTGTCTAATTTTGATCTACTTTTTATAGCCATTTCTTTCTTCTTTCTATTTGTTGTTTTATGAGAACAGGTACTGGCAGTCGTTTAATGCAGACACGTCAAGTGTGCCTAGTTCTGTGCTGTCTTCCAGTTCGTTCGTTCCAGTTTGTGTAGCGACTTCGTTGTTGAACTTATTCCCGATGTCGTTACTAAAAATCTCTTGGTATATCTCTCTCAATTGTTGGTGCATCTTCGGTGCGTTAGGGCTTTGAGTTGCAAAGCTGTCATGTATAGATGAGACATCACCTTTGAATTTGCAAGCTAAAAAATGTACCACACTAGCATCGATACTGTGTATCACGTTGGGTACAATAGCTTTAGCCATCTGAGAAGGACAAATTAAATCGTTATCTCTTCGGTACTTTACTTGAATGCTTTGCATGTTAAGGACAGATTTAACGTAAAGGTTATCTTTCTTAACAAGCTCCTGTTCAATAGGTAATCCAAAGGGTGAAGTCCACGTAAATTTTTTATCACACTTTCGTATTTGATTCTTCAACTTTTTCATGAAGGTAATGTGTTTACCAAGCATCCAATTTGCTACGTCATTAATCAAGGTAGCAAGGTAGAGCATAGCTTCCACATATTCAGTGTTACTAAATGGATTAACTCGTCCGTTACGGATCTCCCTTTTGAATACATCTTCTACTTCATCAACACTAGAGTAGCTATTCATTCCAAAAGGTTTACACATTACTATCTTCTTTACATACTTCCTTGTAATCCCCCACTTTAACCAGTCACCAGCAAGAGAGTGTCTGTGCTTATTAGTGTGTAGTCTAGTATTTACACGGTCACATATCTCTTGGTATAAATCTTTTGGTTTATCTTGTGGTACTAAGTTTGTCCACTCTCCAATCTCCTCATCTTTTAAAAGTAAAGATAGAATCTGTACACCATTACAAGTAGCGTCCATGTGACAAGGTAACCTCGTTTCAAATCCATATCCTTCCTCCTTAAATGCTTGGTATTCAAAACAAAACGCCAGGAAAGCCCAAGGATCAGAAGCTTCTTGCCAATAGTCATTGTTAAAAGGATCAGACGCACATTCTTTTATCTCATTTTCGTGGTCTTTTACCCAAGCAATGCGTTCATCATAAGTCCCCTTTGTACCCCATACATTTGCTCCGTGTATTAACAACCACCTACTCTCCTCCTCGTTAGTAATTGCTACGCTATTGTAAAACTCTAAGCAACTCCTTCCAAGGTCACAACTTTGTGGGTTAACATAGCTAGGTACATAATACACTCGTCCTCTGTAATCCATTTGAACTGGAAAGAAAAGCTTTTCCTTGTCAGCGTATAACTTACAGACGTGTAGGATTTTTAAACACCTCATCCTTTGTCCGTTAGTCCGTTGGTTAAACTCATAGATATACTTAGCCTTCTTCTTCCACTCGATAAAAGCTTCAGGGTCTTTCTGTACTAGTCCTTCTACTGGGTCAAGTGGTTCAAGTAACTGACTCTTTTGCATAGCTCCGATGGACAAGTCATTTTCCCACGCCCATTGCATGACTTCGTATAACTTTTTATTCAATCGGTACGGTACATTTTGCAATTTGTTTAAAGGTTCAAAAGCCTTAGATAAATCCCTCGACATATCACTTCGTTTCATGATGGGAAGTTGTGGAAGTTCAATCGAACTGTACCCACCACCCCAGTTGTCATTCCATTCAATAGGTTTCTCAAGAGTAGCTAACCAAAAGGGAGACAAGACTTCACAGTGTTCATCATACTTCTTGATCCACTCGTACATCTTAGGGTTTGGAACTAGTATCTTCTTTGTCTTTCTCCCTTGGCAGAATCGATCACGGACAGAAAACAAATTGGTTTGTAAGCGTATCACTTCTAATAACCAACATCCAATCACTGCCTTATGGTGTTGTTTAAAAAGATCAAAGCGTTTATACCTTCCTTGTTTGTGGAACTTCCTTTCCTTTGCCCAGAAGTGGGACATAAAACGATACCTACTCTTCGCATCTTTTCTATCCCTTTCAAGTAGCATCCAATCGCTTTTGTTCATGTGCTTTTTAAAGTAACGGACACGTACTTCATCTTCTATTGCCTTTGCCATTTCAAAACTCGCGGCAGTAATGTTTGGTTCGTCAATTAACAAATCAAATAGCTTCTTAATGCCAAGATATGCAATCACACTGGGTTCTAAATCCCAAACAAAAGGAAGCCATAAAGGAACAGGTGCATCTGGCTTTGAACAGTCCTCAAAGTACCTAGCAATTGCATTCTCTACGTCCTCATGTATCGCTCGTCCTAGTCTCTTATAGCTTGGTTGTTCGGACAGGTAATTGTTATCTTTATATACCTCCTTCATCTTCCTGTACCTGTGCTTTCCCCACTCTACCATCGACTGTTCCCACATATCTTCTTTTGGGTGTCCACTTACTCTTTTATTGCTCACTTTTAATCTTTCTTTTTTTAATTTCAAACTCTCTCCACTCCTTCGGCTTCCTTCTTGGTATTTCTGTTCGTATCAATCGTCCGAACTCATCGTAACCTAATTGGTTATTCATCCAAAACAATTCAAACTTTTTCTTTACCTCCATTTCAAACGCTCTCGTAGTATAATATACTTCATCGAAATCTTCATCACTACTCATCGGTCTCCTCCTCTTCTTCTAACATCTCTCGCTCTCTCTTTGCTTTCGCTAAGGTCATGCAATCAGGTTCTTCTTCCTTATCTTCTTCAAGTTCATTGTGCCAGTATTTATTTTCAATCATTGTTATACTCCTCTAGTAATTTCTGTAAGGACAGGTAAAGTTCAAAGTATTTATGTTCGGGATCAAGTACTCCTTTAAAGTGCTCGGTCATAATGTAGTGCATGGTTTCTTCTATCATATTTCTAGGTTGGTTTATATATTTAAAATCTTTAGGTGTTATTTCTGTTCTCATTGGATTGTTGGTTGATTGTCTAATGCATCCTTCTATCGTGCTATAATTCATCTAGTCTGTATATAAGAAGCCAAAACTCAGCAAGAAGATTAACATAAACATTAGTAGCATTTCTAAGCTCATAGTAATTCTAGTTGTTTGGTTGTTTTTTCTGCTCCCCATTGTTCAGCCATCGCATCTGCTATACCTTGGAATGTTTTACTGCGTAGCTTCTGTCTCTCTGCTTTGGTTTTAGCTGTAGCCAATGCGTCAGCGTACCATTTAGGATGTCTCTTACCACTTTTGAATGTAGTAAATTCACCCTTACCCACGATCTTTGTAGGCTTTAGATTAGGTAGGTTCTTTAACCATAAACAGGTAGTCTTTTGTGCTTCATCTCCGAATTGCCAAGGCTGAATAATCTGATCGGGTTTTCTTATCTCTGAACTGATACAACTAACTGGATTTTCTATTGCTATCTTTTCTATAGGTGCATTCATTAAAGCACGGACAAAGTCAAGACCCTCCTCCCTGTTCTTCCATCGCTCTTCATTTCTACTCTTATCTTTATTGTAGAGCCATCTGTTACCACTAACTGCAAGATAAGTACAAGGTGGATGAGCAATCATCATGTCCCAACCATCGTTTATAACATCAAAAACAGAGCCTTGGTAATGTGGTCCAGGAGAGTCAGTAGGTAACAAATCACAAGACATAACATCATGCCCCTGTTTTATAAAAGCATCTCGTACTGCTCCACTATATTCACACGCTATTAGTATCTTCATAAATCCCACTCTCCATTTTTTACATTATCAATATCTTGCATGGCTTTATCGTATGCAGTGAACTCACTTGTATCATTAATTTCATCATCATATAACTCCAATATCTCATTTGCATATTCAAGATTGAATGATTCATGTTTAACTAGTCTAGTTAGTTCTTCTTTTAGTGTGTCTCTCATTGTGTTGCCTCCTTTGCGTGAGTAAATTTCATACCTAACATCTTTGCAAGGGTAAAGCCTGTCTTACTGGCTTCCTCCACACTTCGTGCTTCTACCTCGCTTATAGATCGCTGTTTAACGATGCCACTTGGCAAGGTATGGTCAGCGTAAAGCTGATAGTTTTTTAATGGCTTTCTGTGTTTCTTTCTTATCTTCATTTTAGTTGGTTTTCTTTCTTTCTAATTTCTTTAGTTCTTTTAATACTGATTTATATTGTTCAATCTTTTCCTCATGACTACTCGCTCGCCCAGTAAACAGGTGTGGCAAGCCTTTTAAATGCCATTCGATGTAGACTTCTTTATAGTCGCTTACAACACGGTAAACAAAGGCTGTCTCGTCTATGTATTCGGTTACTGACATAACTTTTTCATTTCCACTTTGCATTCTTTATAATTGTCTAAACAATCATCGCATTCTTTTTCGGTCATATTCTTTATAGGATCACAACCATGAAATAAAATATCTTCTATCTCGTCAAATTGGATGTTATTCATTTCAATTCTGGCTATCTCTCTTTGTTTTTCTTCTAATGTTTTGTTCATTATCTTTTAAAATACAAGTTATAAATTTCTTCGTAATCTACTTTTTTTATGGTAGCTAAGTGGTCAAATAATCTTTCACGAATAACAGAGTCCAGTACTCCTATGTAGTGATAACAATTTTGTATGTTTTCAAGTAAACCTTCAAAGGTTGCTTTTGTTCTTATTTCCTCTCCCATATTATCATTAGGATAGTAAGCTTGGTAAAAGTTTTTTAAGTATTTATAGTTCATCTTATTGTAGTTCTTTCAGTGTTTCGACAGCTGTATTATATCCAGCTTTTACCTTTAAGTAATCTCGCAAGGTAAAGTTGTCGGGATCGCTTTCCATGTCATGCAATCTTCTACTTGCCCAGTCTATTTGATTCTTTGCATCAGTAGATAGTTGTAATTTACGCCAGTCATTAGATGACATTTTAGGGAAGGTTTTAGTAAGGTTCATGTTATTATTTTTCTTTGTAGGTTGTAGGTTATTGCGAGCAAATCCAAATTAAGATTGCCCATGAAGTCAAGACTATCACTGGACTAACAAGCCATACTATAGCTTGCTCTTTCTTGGTAGGTTTTAGGGAGTCAAACATATCTTGTATGTCTGTATTATCGCGGTTATTTTTCATGTTATGCTACCTCCAGTTTTAATGATTCGTACTTTTTAAGAGTTGCTACTTTTAGAATATTGAAAGCATAGCTCATCATATAATCATTTAAGGTAACATCATCAGTATTGTGATCGTTGTCTTTGACTTCCATTTCAACTTCATCAAATAAATTATCGTCATAAGAGCCATGTTCAAACTTAACAAAGTTAACTAATTGCCAAGCTTTGTAATAAACAAACGAATGATCGCAATTCGAGCATATTTCAAGGATTGCGTTGTAATGATCGAATGATGAATCGAGGTTATAATCTTTTACAGAGTCGACAAGTGAATCTATAAGTGAATTGAATTTGTTTTGGTTCATATTATATTTTTTCTATTTGTTTGATGGTTAAAATTAAGAATTCTTAAGAGTATTTAAGCCTATGTCGCAATCATTAATCTTGATCGGTCTTGCGTTGGATTCATTGATAAAATTTAAAGAATCCATAACATATTTAGTGTTTGTAGCAAAGGAAAGACCTTCGCCATATTGCAAGGCATGGTTTAGAGCATCGATAGTTTCTTGATATTGCTCGCAATGTTCGTAGTCCATGCAATCAGCTTGATAGTGAATATAAAGAGCTTTTTCCGATTCTAGAGCTGATTTAGTGTAATGAATAGTTTTCATGTGATAATAATGGTTATTGCCCGAATGCTCGGAGCACGCATCCTTCAAATTAGAAGAACTGCCTAAAATTTAACATATCTGTCAACCCCCTTTAAACACTGGGATTGCAAGGTTTTAGTTATTGTAAAGCATTGATTTGTAAAGTGTTATGAAAAGAGTAAAAAACTTAAAATTATTTTAAACTTTTTTTTTACTATTACCTAAGTGTATTGATTATCAATGAGATAAAAAGTTGTCT